TTGCAAAGAACTTATGGAGATGTTATAGGTGAACCTGGTGTTCTAAGAAAAATTGCATTTGATATCTATGCAATAGATAGAGATAATGGTATTGCTTATGATAATGTAATGGACCCGTTTTTAGTAGTGTTTAACACGGATAAAGAGCCTAGCTATTTAGATAAAGAGGCTTCTGTTAATATTGAGCACACTGTAAATATAGGGGGAACTGAGTTTTACAAAGATGAGGTAGTTGATATTATTGAAGGAATAAATGCTCCTTATGTGCTAGATGAGGATTTATATAAACAAGCTTCAGAAGAAGGATTTGATGGGGAGCAAGTTTTACAAATAATTCAGTCGCTACCTAAAGAAGCTCAAGAAATTATAGCTGATAGAATAAGAAAATATATAAACTGATATGTCTGAGAACATAAATATCGTTTATTCTAAAAGTGGAGAATCTTTTTCTCCCTTTAATAACTGTGTTGTAAGTAAAGATGAATATTTATTTATAGAAGACCTTGATAAAAACACGTTAATGATTCCATTTAAAGAAGTTAAAAGTTTTGTTAATGGTGTTAAGAGGTATCATTTACCTTTTGAAGTTAAAGACTATATTGATGATATTTTTTCTTAATTGATAAAGCTAACGCTACAAATGATTTTTCAATTGTTGATTGTGAATATAAAAATAAAAATAATTCCACTACAGCTAGAATACATCTCAATAACGATGATGTGTCATTTTTTTTAAAATCAAACAAAGACATAAACATAGAATTGATAATTAATGATAATGGAGTTGTATTAATCAATAATAAGATTTTTTATCAAAACACTAAAATTTTCCTCCCAAAAGAATACGTGTATCAGGTAAGAATATTTGGAATATCTGATTATATAGATTTCAGATACGATTCAAATGAGAGAATATTTTTTATAGAAGGAGAAACAGGTGAATAAAGCATCTCAAGATATCTTAACATATGCGAAATTGATTGATGATAGTAAAAATGTTTTAATGAAAGCTAGAATTACTGATGATGAGTTTAAAGAGATTATGTCGCTAGATGAAATAGAAGGGTTAACCTTATATTATGCTTTTTTAAATAAATATAAAGATGATGCTTTTGAGATGGAAATAGAAACAATAGATGATATTGTTAGCAAATATTCTGAATATAATGCGGAAAGAATTAAAGCTATGACATCTATCTTAAAATCAGATGTTGTGTTTTATGATGTAACAGCTTTTAATGTTATGATTGAAGCGTTTAATCACCACGAAATTACAGCTCATACAATAGAACCATATAGTGCTGAAGAAATAGCTTGGACGTTTATTAATGTAATTGGTATATGGGGCGCTAAAAATTTCCCTTTTAAAGGCAATGCTTTAAGATACATAAAAGCTTGTCTAGATTGGGAAGGATGGGAGCTTCCTCCTTTATTTATGTCTTTCCCTATTATATTGGATATGTATGAAACATCTACATTAGACAAGTACGCTAAAGTTACTAAACCGCTCCAAAATATTCACATCTACGGAATAAGTACATTGTGTGATAGTAATGATTTTGTAAAAACACTTGGCAATAGAGTAGATTTAATTAATTATCTGCTAAATAATTGTGCAGCTGCAAAATATCTAGTTTCTAAGATAGAGAAAACAAAAGCAGAAATTAGGTTGTTTTTCTTAAAATCTTAACCAATTATAACAGGGTCGTTATAATTTATAACCCCTTGTTGTATTAATCTTTTTAACTCTTCTATTGAATTAACTCTTACAGGTTTCTTTTTGCTAGGAACAGAAGCTTTATATGCCCCAATGATAGCATCTTGGTCTGTAATCATTAGCAAATCTTTTTTTGTCAAAGTTCCTTGGTCTGTAAAAAGTTGTTTTGAAGCCAATATCTTGTTTTTTACATCATCTATAGCTTTTTGGGTTAGTGGAACGTGAACAGCGATTTGGTCTCCATCGAAGTCACCTGCTAATGCTCTCTCTACCATAGGTGGTACAGATATACTGTGCCCAGGGACAAATTTTGGGTATGCGCCGATGATGTTATGTTTCCATAAAGAAGGAGCTCTATTGTAAATAACAGGTATCCTCTTTCCTAAATCGTGCAACACTTTCATAACTCTTGGGTCTTTTTCTTCTATCATTTTTTTTGTTTGAGCTGGAGTATACCCCATTTTAGACATTTCTCTTGTAATATGGGGCTCGTATATTTTTAATCCCATATCTTCTGGTAATTCAACTTCATCTAATTTTAAGTCTCCTCTACTTGGAATGATAACTGCTCTACCAGACATAAATTGGTTTTTTCTTAATAACGCTTTTTGTGCGTAAGAAGTTTTAGGTCTATCACCCCCTATAATATCAAGAATACCTTTTACGTTTTTATTTGCTATTTGTGGGTTGTGTGATTTGTTAAGTCCATATAATGCCCCTATAGCGTGTTGTAGTTCTAACTTTAGTTCATTTATTGTTTTCTCGTCAAGGTTGTTTTTAATGGCCTCTTTTAGGGCCTCATTTATTTTAATTACATCTTGATAGTGTAAATTCAAATCAGAAACCCCGAATTTTCCTGTATGGTCTTTTATAACAGGTCTGTAAGCTGGTGGTATAACGGTTAACGTTCTGTTGATAACAATGTCTTTTAATGGCTTGTTAATAGTTTTAACTTTTTCTAAGAATTTTATGAGTTTGATATTTTTGTCTTTTAAAGTTTCATCGTTTGTTGTTTTATTAATTTCTTTTAACTCTTTTAATTTTTTATCTATGTTTATGCCCTCTATTTCTTTTATTAAGTTACTAACACCATTAGGTTGAGCTAACTCTTCGTTTAACTTTTTCTCTGTTTTACCTAACAAGAAAGCTAGTTCTTTCGAGTAAATAGGGTTTATAATTGGAGCAGCTAATTTAATATGGGCATACCTATTTCCTAATTCACCAAATATCTTAGGGTCAAAAAGTCCGCCCTGTCTAGGTGAACCATCTGTAACATTAACTGTTTCAGGGTTTTTAACTTCTTGCTTTCCTCTTTCTAAGACCTCTTTATCAGTTAATGGTAATACTTTAAATTCTGATGGCGTGTCGTGAACCTTAACATTTAATTGTTCTAACAAAGCTTTAAATTTTTCATATGCAAAGTTTTCTGCCGGTTTAGGTAGAGGTTCGCCTCTTCTAAAAGCCTCGAAGAAAGCATCGTTTTTTTGCCCTTTTATAGTTCTTACTTCTCTTAAATAGTCTTTTGCATTATGGGCTAACAATGCGTTAACTTCCATATTCGAAATAGATGATGCAGACCTTTTTCCGCCTTTTCCTGGTTGTTCGTTAATATCCACTTTATCTGTAGAGGTTGCACTCATTCCAGATTCACTATCTTTAAATAGTTTTAATATATATGGCTCTCCAACAAATACCTTTTGAGGAAAAGGTTTACCTGTTTCTGGATTAATCAATGTTTCATATTGCTCGATTCCGTGTTTTTTAGCTTCTTCTTCGGCAAATTTTAAATTATCTTCTTTGCCATACATAGGAATGACATATCTTTTTCCTGTTTTTTTACTAACTTTACCAAGAGTTCCTTCTATTAACTGACCTGGGTTTGTTCTTGAAATAACCCCAGCTGATGTAAATACAACGTGAACTGGTTCACCTTTTTCATTTCTAGGCATTTGGTCGTCAGGCAATATTTTTGAAATTACCCCTTTATTTCCATACCTACCAGAGAGTTTATCACCAACTTTAGCTTCAGCAATTGTTTTAACAAAAATTCTGTAAGTTCCTCCTGATTTTTTAACATTAACTACTTGTCCAGGTTTGTCGTGATTCCAGCTTTCAATTTTTATTTTAAATGGTTTAAATAGTGTTTTCTCTAATTTTGTTAGCGGTTTATCATTGTTAGGGACTAATTTAATCACAAGAGGTTCATTAGGTCCAACTTCAACACCAGGTTTAATTACTCCGTTTTCATCATATTTTGATAAATCAAATTTTGCTAAAGTCATTGGAAATAAAGCTTTAGCTTTTTTCAAATCGAGTATATCTTCTTTTTTTATATCAATAGCTTCTTTATACATATGTAAAGAAGTGAGTTTTTTTGCTGCTGTTTCAGATATAACAATCGCATCGTTCCTGTTACCAGGCATACTCATCCAGGCTGTTCTAAGGTGTGTCCCCAGTGCCAAATGTCCATCTTTAGTATAATTGCTTTCAGCGATAATTTGCCCTTTTTTTACTTTTTGCCCTTCTTTGACTGTAGGATAAAACGAAACATATGTTTTTCTTGCTAAAGGTAAATCTTTTGTTAGTTTTATTTTTTTACCATTTATAACTATTTCATCTTCTGTTACTTTATTAACAACACCATCTATAGGTGATTTGATTATTTGATTTGTTTTTTCAGCTATTACTTGAGTATGTTCTCTATTTCCTGAGTCCAATGTAGATACTGCAGGAATTTCCCTATGAACCAATGATTGAGCTTGTTGACTGTGTTTTTGCGCCATTGTGGCTCTCATTGTATCCATTGAGTTTAATAAAGGAAGCATTTTTGTACTATCCGTGTGTATGTCAGCTGTATGTGGGATAATATAATCAGCATCTTTTATAGATTTAACTACATCTTCTTTATAGCCTATTCTAACACCTATCCCTTCTTTTTTTGCTCTATTTAGAGTTGTCGGATAAGCTACTTTTTTACTCCATAGTTCTTTTATTGGAACTATTTCCTCTTTTCCTGTTTTTGCGTTTATCACTTTTATAGCTGGTTCACCATTATCATCAACATATGCGTTAGTTGTTACAGCAAGAACGATACCAGATTTTGCCCCTTCTGGTGACACTATAGGGTCCACAAAACCTAGTTGTGACGGATGAATTGATTTCTCGCTCTCTGTAATAGCTGTCTCATCTTCCACGCCACCCTCACCCATAGGGGTTAGCAATTTTCTTGCCATATTAATTTGTAATGGGTTGTATTCTTCAGGCATTCTTGAAATTTTAGAAGTTGTTAGAAATGATTTTAGAGGGTCTGTAAAATAACTATGGCTAAAAACATCTTTTAATGATTTTATATTAGGCGTGTTAAGTTTTTGTCTGATTTTAAAAAATTCTTTGTTGAACGTTTTATTGAAATATTCAGGCATCAAATGTGAAGCATTTAGGATTAATTTATTAGCTAAATTGTTTTTTTGTTCAGTATCTAAATCTTTTCCTTGAGCTGAGTCAAGCAATAAGTGCATACTTTTTATTAGAACTTGCGGAGAAATGTGGTCCGATTCCACACCTATGTTATTTTTAGATACATCTTTATCTAGTTTCATATGTGAAAACAAATGCTTAACAAGTTCTTCTTGATTTTCAATGTTTGATAGTTCTTTAGGAACTCTGCTTTTTTTGATAAATTTTTCTAAATCATTCGGTGAGGTTTTTTTCAAGTTTGTTTCAGCTAACTCTTTCCCGAACTCTTTGTATAGTTGTTCTGTGGATACTCCTAATGCTTTTAAAACCGAGAATGCAGGAACATTGGTGTTGGCTATATTTAAGTAAAAAATACCTTTAGCTGGGTCAAAAGTTAGCTTAAATTGTCTATTTTCTTTTGTGTTGAATATTGTTACTATTTCCCCATTTTTTCTTTGATATAAATATGGCCCTGGTTTTAACCTTTGTTGATTAGGTATTGAATATGAGTTTCCATCAACCACAAAAGTATCTTTATCAGTTACTTTAGGAATCTTAGCTACAATTACATTTTTTTTCTCATCCACTTTCTTACCGTCAGAGTTTTTTATTAGCTCTAAATCTGCTTTAACAGTATTAAATATGGTTTTACCATTTTGAATAGCTTCTTTTACGGAGTTCAACGAACCATCGCCATATTCGATTCTAAAGTTTTTAGCTTTTATCGTGTAGAAGTTGCCCTCCAGAGGGAATTTGCTTTTTATTTCGTCTAATATTCTGTTAGATACTTTTTCGTCAAATTCTTGAGGAGTTGAATCTATTTTTTGATACACTTTATATCCTTAGCTATTATAATAAAACTAATTTTTTATTTTCCTGTAATATGTTTAACATATTTCTATAAGAGTCCTCAGCGATTGTTGCCTCTATTACTTCACCGTTGTTTTTAGTAAATGTAACGTGATATTTTTGAGCATCTTGTTCGTCTTGTTTAGCTGCGAATTCGTCAATTCTGTCTAAGTTAAGTGCTCTTTCAAAACCATTTACATCAGTGATTAATACTAACATTTATACCTCCCTTAATTTGTTAAATTTGCTCTTTGCTTGTTTTATAGAATTGTATGCCAACATTATATCAATTTTTTTGCTATCATCATCAAGTGAAGTCACTAATTGGTAACTGCTAATTCCTAAATCTTCTATATCTGTTTTTATTTCGATTGCTATTTTATCCATTATCTCGTGAGTAAGTGAGACAGATGAAGGAAGAACTATGATGTAGCCTATTCCTCTTGTAGATACAAAACTATCTCTAATTAATCCACAGTTTTCATTAAATGGCCTTCCTCTAGATACAGAAATCCTATTGTCAACTCTCTCTACTGAGAACATTTTATGGAATGGATAGTAAATAAATCCTATCTCATTCCACTTTTTAACTTCATTATTAAATTCATCTTGACTTATTTTTTCTATATATATGAAGCTAATTGGTCTCATCGCCTTTCCTTTTAATTATTTCAGATAAATCCTCAGTGAACCAATCAAATGATACAGCAGCAAATAGCTTTTTAAGTTCCTCTAAATCGCTTTCAAAGAAAACAGAAAATCCACTAAATTTATCATTTGGATATTTACCTTCAACTCTAAAAGTTGTCAACACTGGTCTGATTGTGTGAATGATGTCCCAAGTTTCTCTATATGCTTTTCCAATTAAAATAAATACACCTTCACCAATTGAAGCTAGCTTTAAATCTTCTTTCAACATTTGAAGAAGATTTATTTTAATAAAGTTTTCTTTAACTTGGTCCAACGGTAAAGATAAATCTGGGAATGGATTCTCACCAGTTATTTCCTTAACCGCTTCCATTAATCTTAGAGAAATATATATTTTCTTGTTTGGCAAAGAAAAGACTTCTTTGTAGTATGGTCTTATTAATGTAGAAGAAGCAGCAGTAGCTACACCTAAAAAGCTATCCAACTCAGGAGAATATTCAATCGCATAAAAAGAATCTATTCCTAGCTTTTTATCTTCCTCTGTTAATTCTATCTTTTTTATATCATCGGTTGTTAATTTTTCTATTCCCTCTTGCGGGTGCAATGAAAATAATTTAGCTATTAAAATCGTTTCTGGCGCTAGTATCTTCACTTCAATTTGTTTCTTTTCCATTTTAATCCTTTTTTAACGAATTATAGCAAAATTATCCGCCTTGGATAGCTTGTTTACCTGCTTGGTATATTGCTTTTCTTTCTTTCATTTCGAGTAAAGCTTTAACTGTTGCATAAAGTATGTAGTTTGTTTTAGCTATTTCATCAAGCTGACTTCTTCTTTGTCCTTCATCAAGCTGCATTAGCTGTTCTACATATTGTTCTGCTTCTTGCATTAGAGCTTGTTGATTTAAGCTTTGGAAATTTGATTGATTCATAATATCTTGTTGTCTTGCTTTTTCTTCTATACTTGTTTGTACCTCTTGTTGGTAATGTTGCATTTCTAATTGTTCTTTTATTTGCTCTTTTTGTTCCTCTGTTATTCTTCTTCTTTCCGTATTTGCATCCATATTGAATAGTTCCAATAAAGTTCCTGTAGAGATTAAACCGCCACCTTGAGCAGCAAGTTGCACGATGGTTGCTTTTTCTTGTAAATCGTCAATGATTTTGAATGGCAATAGTTCTACATCAATAGGCTCTTTATCTGTAAATGAAGCTACCTGGTCTATAACAAATTTAATTACATTATCTAAATCGTGTTTTAATTTCGCCAATTGGTTTTCCAATAGTCTTAATGATGGGCCTTGAGAAGTATAACTTAAGCCACCTTTGATGAACTCAATAGGCACACCTAATGCGTTTGCGATAGATATTTCTTTTTGTGATAACTCACCTTCTAAGTTAAGCATTTTACCATCACCTAATATTTGCTGTACCCCAACAGGAAAAGGTGCAATTTGAACGGCAGATGGGTCTGTTTTCCATTTTTCAATTATTGTTTTTAACTTGTCAGCTAGAGTAGAACCAGACATAAAATTATAAACATCTTCTCCTTGATTGCCAGGGAATATTACTCTTAACGGAACTAAATAGTCAAGAGCTATTTTTTCATTAGCTTTGTTGTATATCATATATGATAATACAGCAGGTATCGCTGACACAATAGAAGGTATCCCCCAAGCATTAGATACCCCAGCTATTGTGTTTTTCTTAACGTGTTTAATTTTATTAGGGTTAAATTCAAATTTTTTATTGGATAGAATTGCTTCTATTAGTGATAAAGGAGTTTTTTCTAAGTGAAGTTTAGAGTTTGCTTTAATTCCTTTTTTTAAACTATCATCTGGTGTATAATAATATTTTGATTGACTAGATATTGAGTTGTATTCAATTTCAATATTGTGAGGATTCCAGATAATAATGTTTGCTTTGGTGGTGTCTTTAAGAGGTTCATCTTTTATAAAATGCTTAGTAACTTCTCTACATTTCTTACATAAAGCTTGAGCTATTACTCTGTCGACTTTATTTTCTTTGTATGTCTTAAATTTGCTTGAATAGTCATAAGTATTGTTTGATTGATTTTGAT